ATTTCTAAAGTTTTTCCTGCAAGTTCTACCTTTCTTACTTTTCCTGTAAGTTCTATATCTTCAAGAGAAATATATTTTTCTGTAGGAAAATTTAAAAATCCAACAGAATCCCCTTTCTTTTTTTTCATCGCCCATTTTGCACGGTTCATTTCTATTGTCTCTGTTTTATCAAAAGTTCTAATAACAGCAGGCTTGTAAAGAAATTCATCATAACTGTTTTCTTGCAACATTTTTTTCCAAACAGATAAAGGAATTTCTTTATTTGTTTTTATTTCAACTTTATGTTCTTCTGTGTACTTTTTCGCTTTTATAACAGATAGGTCTGGAATTTTAATTACCACAAACTTAGGTAATCTTTCCTCCTTTCCCCATTTATGCCCATCAGGCATAATTACAACCCCATCACCTCGTTTATAACATCCAGCCTTATCTTTAAGAAAATTTGAATGAACTGCATCCACAGCTTTTACAAGAATTTCACACATACGTTTTTCCTTCTTATATTCCAACGGCCAACACCAACTCTTCTGCATAAAGCTGGTGGCTTGTTTGAGCAAAGTTAAGGTCATCGAACCAGAACCGGCAGCCGTTGTGTTCATTGTTCTGGTCATCGGTATAATCAAAAATGTTTGATGCCCAGTTGACCGTGTTCTGAATAAAATTGTTGAGATTGTTTTTGTCTGCCTGAGAGAGGTTTTTTATTTTCAGCGCCACGAACTGAATGGGAGGAGCCAGGTCATAGACGACCGCCGCTCCTCCCGGCGTCATGTCTCTCGACTGAAATTTTTGTATTGGCCGCCCAGAACGGTACGACTCCAATCCGGAAATGGTCAGCGTTGTTGTCGGACTTGTTCGATTTGGATAATAGAATGTGGCCATCGTTACACCATCTGGTTAGATGCCCGTTTGAAAAACCGCATCATTTTTTGTTCGTCCTCAAAGGGGTTCGATTGACTCGAAGAGCCGTTAAAATTAACCGTGAACTGCCGGTTATCTACCCTTCGGTTGTCGTTATGTGGGTTCTGGTTTGCCGGAATAACAGCCTCCCCCCTTTCCAGAAGATATGTTCCTGTCTGCGGAACAGAGGGCGTTCCGTTGTGAAAATTGGGCGCCTCGCCGCTTCCGGCCTGGACGTTTCTGTGTATGGTCGTAACGGTAATGGTCTTGTCGTGAAGCTCTCTAAGGCTTTTTCTAATCTGGAAAACAGCGGGACTGGCAAAGTCGTTAACCTTTATCACAATCTCGGATTGTATTTTTTCTATTTCGGCCTTCATTTTTAATATCATATCGGTAAGAGCTTTTATTTTTTTCTCTGTGCCGTCCATAGCCTTCTGTGTATCATCCATAGCCTTTTTTGACTTGTCCGCAGATTCTTTCATTGTCTGCGTTATTTCTGTTCTCACCTTTTCCCATTCCCCCTGCGCTTTTTGCACCCTGTTAAGCGCTGAATCGCTGATAATGCCGATACCTTCAGGGGGAAAACCGGTCTTGATTGCTTCCTGCTCTTCAGAGAGTTTTTTTACCGTTCTTATATATTCTGCAAGTGCGTCTGATTTCTCTTTTCCCGTAAGCTTGAGGGCATCGGTGTATTGCTTGTCCAATGTCTGAACGGCATCATAATATAGTTCCCACTTGTCCTTGTTCTCTTCGGTTGTTTCGCCGCTCAACTCCCGAACAATGCCGTTTAGTTCCTCTCTGGTTTTAAGGGTTTCGCTTTCAAAAGCCTTTATTTCATTCAGCGTTTTTTTGTATTCTTCTAAATTTTTAAGTCTTAAAGCGCTCAAGGTGTTGTAATAATTTCTGTACGTCTGGAGAAGCTGCTCTTTTCCGGCCATTTCTGTTCTGATTGCATTTATACTGGCTTCCTGCACATTCTTTAGTGATGTTTTTTCTCTTTCAATGTCTTTGACAATCTCCATTTGCATTGCATGTCTGGTTTTATAGGTCTCTTGTATTACCGCCTGATATCTGCGCATCGAGTCCTGTAGGTCATTAAGGCTTTTCTGACTTTTTAAATCGTCATCAAACCTTGTCTGAGCGAATTCGAGATACATGTCGCCCACCTCGTCAATCTTACCTGCATAACCGGCAAGGGTTTTATTAAGTGTTTTCTGGATTTCGATAGTCTTTTTCATTTCCTTATTGGTTTTCTTAAAACTGTCTGCTGCCTCCTTATTTGAAAGCAGCATTTTCACATTTTTGGTGGTAAATTCGTTTACTTCTCCTGTCAATTCCCCCAGTTTCTCAGCAACTAGGTCAAGACCGTCTCCGAGCAGTGGTATTTTACTTTGCCCGATTGTTATGACCTGAAACAGTTTCAAAAAACCCCCAACGAAGAACCCGACGGCGACCTGTGCAGCCTCCAGAGCCTTTATCAGACCGAATCCTATCTTTTCCATAATATCTCCCCACCAGTTGGAGAGCTGCTTCAACTGGCCGGAATACGTTTCTATTTCCGCCTGCGCCGCTCCGCCGAAGCGGTCGGTAAGCAATTCAATAACGGCTGCAAATTTCTCTGTTTTGAGAATGCTTTTATCCAAAACAATTCCATACCGTGACAAAGAACCCGTTTCGCCGACAAACGCCTTGCCTATCAGATCGGAAGCGGTTTTTAAATCAATCCCCTTTGCTGTGGCCAAATCCTGTGCGGCTTCAGTCGCCTTTTTCAACGTCTCTATTTCCATGCCGTAGCTCTGAAGATTGGCCATAATCGACAGGTTCAGTTCATCGCCGTAGACTGTGACCTCCTGCCTCGCTGATGCATAGTTTTTCAGTTCTTCATACGCCTCGTTGGTGTAGGTTCCCATGTTTTTCATAGCCACCGCAAGGTCGTGTTCTGCCTTCTCCTGAACCATGAAGGCAGAGACGGAATCTTTGGCAAACTTTACAAGCCCTGCTAATGCCGCCGCCGCTCCGAGTCCGCTTGTGGCCATCTTTTTTAGTTCGTTTTTCATTTCTGTACCTGCGAGTTTCAGACGGCCAAAAGCACCTTCCATCTTAAGGGATTTCTTCTCAAGCTGGTCAAGAGCGTTTCTGACTTTTTTAGTGCTTTTACTTACATTTTCTGTTGATTGGATTCTTACTGAAACTACATCGGCAGCCATTATCTTTTCCTGTCAAATTCATGTTTGAGTATCATTAGTCCATGCCATTCCTGACGGGTTAAATCATCGTGAGAAAACCGGCAGCCCGCTTCCTTAAGATTCCACAGGTAAATAACATGAGCTGCAAAGGAGTCGCATACATCATCAGAGCAGCTTTCGCATTCCTGCGGGTCGATTTGACTGTAAATACATTCGCCGCCGCAGTTGGAGTAGTCTGGAGCGGACAGGGCTAACCGTATCCGCTCTCTTAGTTTTTTTCCTCTTCCTCATCCGCTTCGTTAACCTCGCCAAACGAATCTATAACTGTGGATTTATGGAGGGCGGGGATTTGGGTTTTCCAGTCTTGAATATCAGGCGTAAGCTCCTTTGGCATGTCGCCACGCATATCCACATATCCCTCCACACGAATTACCAGCCGGTCATAAAGCTTGATGCGTGCTTCAAGCATTCTGGTTTCTACTGTGGTTTTGCGTCCCCGGCCTTTTGTGGCAACGGCAAACCGGTCGTAGTCAAGCCAGTCTTTTTCTGTTGGCTGTTTGAGAAAATGCTTTAAAACAAATTCCTGGCCGTTTTGGGCTGCTGTGAGTCGTACTTCACGTTCTTCTAAACCTATTTGAAAACCTTGCATTTTGTCGCTTCCTTTTCTTAAATATATAAATATTTTCAATAAACCCTTTAATACAAAAACAAAAAGTTCTTTAGACCAGATAATCAGCCTGTGTGTTCGTTATCTTCAGCTCAAGCGGCCCGCCGGCAGCGCTATCGTAAAATAAATTGCACTCAACGTTATAAATCTGTTTTCCGTCCTCAACGCCGATTGGCGTCATTTTGTATTTCAGCTTTGGAACAGTGAGGACAAAGCCGTGATATGAGGTATCCTCAATAAGTGCGTCAGTGACGGTAACGATTGCCTTTAACTCCTGGTTGTTGGCAAGATGCGTTAATTCCACCTGTGCCGACTCCTCCAGTTCCAGCGTAAAGTTGAACTCCGCCGTCCTCCTGCCGTAAAGACAGCGTCCCCGGTAATTGCCCGAGCCTGGATAGTACCCGTCATCCTTCATCAAATTGTTATTGACCTTCAACTCCCATTTCCGCAGACGGGAGGAAACATCCACCTCAGAACCGGAAACGCCTATTTGAAATTGAAGCCCTGACATGCGCAGAAAGGTTCCGGCAGTAACGGAAGGCATAGACAATGAGGATGATGCCGTTTGACCGGAGCCAACAATATTCATCTCCAACTGGAGGCGGTTTTTTCCGTCTCCTGAAATGGTGAAATCTTCCACCACTAGGTCACTGATTTTTCTTTTTATTCCGCTGCTTAATTTCTCGACAATGGTGGCAATGGGGAGTTGGTGGTTATCTACCGACGGGTCGGAAAATCTACATGTATGGTCATAGGCCAGCGATGTGCTGGCCAGAGCGCTGGACACTAAACCCAAACCGAATGCTCCAATCCACCCTGCCATAAAACTGGTTAAGTCAAAGGAGCGCTTCAAGTGGGTGTCCCAGTATTCCAAATCCTGGCGTGTAAGCCACTCATGTCCCTGTGCGACTTTGTCTTCATCAGTCAGGTATTCAGGGGTTAACTCTAAAATATCAGGCCCTTTGAACGGGTAACTTAAAGTCAGGTCAACATCGTCAAGGGTGGTACCATATGCGGACTGCTTTTTTGTGGAGAAAGCCCACATTACATCATAATCTCTAGGCATTGTTTATTTTCCTTATACTTTGAGAAACTTTTGACTTTTTAATCAGCTATAGAACGCAACTTAGTATTAGTCCTAAATTTAATGTCAGCTCGCCGCCTACGGCGTTGTGAAATCCAAATCCAATTCGTAGACGGCCGCATAAATAGAAAAGAAGCGACCGTTTATCTTACCGGAAAACAGAGCGTCCTCACTGACTATCCGTATCGGCGGGTCGTCATTAACAAGACCTAACTTTTTACCGGCCAGAAGTGTGCGCACATCGTCAAGCATCTGATAGGTTCCGGGGTTGGTAACGCTTCCCCGTCTGCGGCTTTCTTCCCCTCTCAAGGAACCGTCCGCTGCGATTATTACAAACTGCATAACCTGGGTGTAGACGTTAACCGGATGACCGCCCGGATGATACCTATTGCCTCCCAGCGTCACCAGTATCGCAGGAGAACGAACAATCATCTCCTCCGGTTTTTCCAGTAGTTCCTCCAAAGTTCCCTGGTACGATTTCAAGGTCTTTGGATAGCTGAGACCACCCAACACTTCCAGTATCTTGTCCTCTATCTCTGAAATGGTATAGCTCATAGCCCAAACCGCCTCCGAATCAATCCTCTCAAATATGCAAAATCATCATCCTGAAACATCAGGTAAGGCCGTGCGGGAATCGTTGTTTTGCGACCTCTTCCCGCCTGACCGCCCAGTTGGTGAATCCTGGCGTATATGACATTGCTGCCCAGGGTTAAAGAAGTTTTGTCGGTCTTATAGGTAATGCTGTTTTGCAGTCTTCTGGTTTTTATAAGTGTTTTTCCGCCTGATTCTTTAACCCGCTGGGACTCTTCCCATTTTCCCGGCCGGCCTCCTTCCCTGAAGTTCTTGCCGATAGAGCGAATCATATATTCGCCAAACGACCTGAACACCGGACTCAAGTCCTGAGCATTACGGGTCAGGCCGATTAACTTTTCTTTAACCGCGTGGTCTTCAATGTTTATTACGAGTTGTACAGACATTTTTTTAATTATTTAGTTCACAACTGCCAACTAAATTAAAACCCTTTCATTGATTCTCGACTGAATACCCGGTCTTTGGTAGAACTGTACGCTGCCTGACTGGAATTCTCGGATGGAGCGGGGGTAACGCCCAGCGTCACCATGCCGGTGGAAATCTTCTCCAGCAGCTTGACAGCATTTTTATATCGTTCTTTTCTGAAATCAGGAGCATCACCCCTGCGGGCATAGAGATTGTAAACAGCAATATCAACAGACAGCTTCCGCACCAAATCAGGCGTAGTGGAAAAGGGGATAGCGTACTTCTTGGCGCAGTAGCTTTCTATTTCCTCATCAGCGTCGGCAATCGCCCTGTCCACTTTGCTTGTATCGATACTGGAAATGGCTGGGTCATCCTGCGTCAGGTCTACCAGTTTGTCGTCGGAAAGCTGCTCCTGTATGTCGCTCAGTGTGCTGTATGCCATAGCTTATTTTCCCTTACTGGTTTCTTTTACTTCTTCCACAACCAGCATCTGTTCTGCCTTGAGCCGTTCAAGCTGTTCGGCTGTGAACTTATTGTCAGAATAAATTTGTGTACCGAAATGTTGAACGCCACAGCGCCAGAAACCATCTTTTTTAGCAGTGATTTTTATAGACATATTCTTTCCTTTTCTGGAATCAGGGCAGTCGTGAAGCTGCCCCACAAAAAAATTAAACGTTTGTGGAAAGGGTCTGAGAAGACCTTTTTTCAGAAAGGTCTTCTCAGAAAAAGTTACCAACTGTTTCTTAGGTAGTACCGTTAGAACCCCAGATAAGCTGCCACAAGCCGTAAGCAGCGTTATAACGTCCTTCTGCGCCGTAGCGGAATTTCTTGCGCATGAATACATTGTCTGCGTTGACGTCCGTCTGCTGTACCATCTGCGCCATTTTACGCATTTGCAGGATTAGCGCCTTGACTGGCTTTGTATTGTCCGCCAGAAACCAATATCCGGCAGTTAAGCCGTCCAGAACAAGGAGTTCCGCTGTACCTCTATGGATGTTGGTAGCTCCGCTGGTATCCTTTTCGGCAGTCAGGATTTGCTTTCCTATTGACTCGTTGGTGGGGTCAACAATCAAGAGGCGCGGATTTATTCTTAAGATACGGCTTTCATCACCCTTGATAATACGCATTGCCGCACGTGCTGCGCCATACGATGCTGCCGCAAGGGCGGCGGTTCCCTTGTTACTCTGCACGCCACCGTCATAAGGATGGTCAGTATCGCAGAAGTATTGACCGTCAAAGCAGATTTGCGTGAATGCCCCGTTCAGTAAGGCTGTCATCAATTCATCTGGATGCTGGCGGGCGACAGCGCCTAACATCTGTATCAAAGGCGTGTAAACGCCAAGTTTGTCGTCATCTATATCGTTTCGGTCAACCTCGATGGTTGATTCCCAGTCCTTATTCTTTACCGTCCAGTTAGACAGCGCTACAGACTTGATGTCCTTGTCGCCAATCCACTCCTTCATCCCCGGTATTTGTTTGAGCCAGGTATACACCTCATCTTTGCCGGTTGACGGCACTTCGCTTGCGATTTTATTCCACAGGATTTCCGTTTCCTGAAAGGCCGCCTGGAAAAGGACGTTGAAGCCCCTATACATTGCGGCGACATTAGCTTGATTTACAATCATGAGTTTCTCCTCATAAAGCTGTTTTTATATTCTGTCGATATCTACGCCTACGCTGGTGGATGAAACAAACTCGGCAATAGTGCCGCAGGGGATATCGTTGGTGGTGGTTGCCGCCAGTCCTACGGTTTGGTCGTCAACCACATAGACTGCCGTCCCAATATTGGTGATAGCCATTCCCGAAGCGGCGAGAAAGTGAACTCCTTTTCTGCGAACCTTGACAGTCAGGTCTCCATTTGCCCCGCTTGAATTGTCTACATATTCCTGAGCAACTCCCAAGAATATAAATCCGGCTGTATCTGCTGCGGGTATAGCATAGCCGGAAGCATTCAAACACACCGAAGAACCGGCATAGATTTTGGTAGAAGCAGCCACCTTGTAGCCTATCTCCACCCCTTCTTTATATGAGGTCTTCCTGTCTTTAGTCAATGCTGGCATACTTTTCCTCCCTTAGTTGACAACCGATTGGCTGTATTTTTTGTATTTCTCCGAATCAATGCCCAACTGCTTGTTGATAAGCTTCTGCGCCTCGTCCGGAACATTATCCTGCCTGATGCCTTCGGTAATGATTTCGCCCAAAGGCACCACCTGCGGGGCTTTGGCAATGAAAGCGTTAAAGCCTTCAGGGTCGTCCAATGCGTACTTTTTCGCCCATTCTCTCTGAGGTACGGTGAGTTTTCCGGCAAGAAAGGCTTTTTCCACTGTTTGGTCTGCCTTTTCTCCTGCCCTTTCTTTTTTCAGGTTGGTAAGCTCTGTTTTTGTCTGCTCAAACTCGCTTTTGGCCACATAGAGATTAGTGTCCGGCTCGGCAGGTTTGGCGGCAGCCGGTGTTCTCAGCTTTGCCACAAGCGTTTTCACATCCTCAAACTTGTCGTTTTCCTTCGCTCCGAGAAGTTCTAATACTTCAGGAGAGGCCATCCGGCTTTTGGCGGCAAGCAGTTCGTCACATTTTTTGATAATGTCTCCATCCGTGGATTCTGTAGCCATCCCAAGTTTGGCAATTAACTGTTCCTGTAAAGTTTTCATAGATTTTCCTTTTTGCTTTGCTGTTAAGGGGTTAAGCCAGTACATAAGCGGGGCGTTAGTTAGCGCTACGCTGTGCAGCACCGACCCTATGTTCTCTCCTGTCTTGCTGTCGATATGGTTCGGCTCAACTACCGGGGAGTAAAAACGGTATTCTTTGTTTCTGATGTATTCATCCGCTTTTTTTGTCCACTCCTTCATCTTTGCCACCAGACCTCTTGCGGGGTCATAAAAGAGGTCTTTAATCCAGCCGGACGCGGGGGCCTGGCCGCCTTCAAGCGTCTGATGTTCATAATCGAATACCACTTCTTTTTTCATGCGGTGAAAATTGTCTGCCATTTTTTGCAGACGTTCGGGACTGTATGTCACATATATAGGCGGGTCTTGGTTTGTGTAAACCATTTCTCCAAGCTCCACCAACACCATTTCCATTGGCACGCCTTCGCCTAATGATTTGGCTCTGGCAATTAAATAGGGCATTTT